AAAGTGAAGAACCCGAAGACAGGTATTGAAAGTACCGTGACCTTCAGCGGGTTACAAGATTTTTTCGGATTGGCCTCTCCCACAATAGCCTAGAGGCGATCTTTGAAGTAAATTTTGCACTTATGCAACACCATAAGTATTCACTAACAGAAATTGAGGCAATGATACCGTGGGAAAGGGATGTGTATGTTTCGTTATTGATTAATTATATTAAAGAAGAAAACGAAAGAAAACGAAGGGATAAAGAAAAGGTAAAATAATATGTTTGAAGAACAAAAGAAAGACGCAGTTGATAAAATTAAATGGGTTTGGTGGTTTTTAAAAGAAGAACTTCCTCAATTCTTATCTAACTGGAGAACGGTACCTAGAATTATGATGGTACTATATGGTATTGTATTCTATAATACAATGCAATGGTTTATGGCACTTGAAGCACCTAACAACGCACAAGCAGGTTTTGTATCAGTTGTTGTAGGGGCAGGCGCTGCTTGGTTTGGGTTATATGTTAACGGCAAATCATCAAAAGTACAATCAAAGAAAAGAGATACAAGTATAGGTTAATATGGCATCCGTATCAGACATAGCACCATTATCATCAACAGCACAAACAGGTGGTAAAGATGTTGAAACAGAAATCACAAAATTAGCAGATACAATTATTAAATCTTCAACAGAAGGTTTGAAAGGCGCTGCTCAAGCAGTTGTAGGTAATGTACCTGAAATGATTGCTGATTTGACTAATGAGATTAAAAGTGGACCAATTGATACTTTTGCCATTGCAATGAACAAGTTAGTTAGTTTAGTAGATAAATTAGGTATTAATTTAAGACAATATAATGAAGACTTAGCAGATACGGTTGATGAGTATAGAGGCAGTCAGGAAAAATTACAACAAAAATTACACGAATTAAGAGAACAAGGCATCCACGCAGAAATTAATAGTAGAGGTGATGGTATTAGACACCTAACAGCACTAGAAGTTAAAAAATATGAAGCAGAAAGAAAACAAAGTGAAAAAGCAATTGAAACTAATAAATTAGAGATAAAAGAAAGAATTGAAACAATTAATAATTTAGAAGCAGAAGGTAATTTAACAAAAGCGAAAAGAGAAACTTTACAAAAAGAAATAGATAGTAGAGATAAAGCAAATGAAGGTTTGCAAAAAGAAGTTGATATAGTTGATGGTAAAATTGGTAAAAAGGCAGACACAGGTAGTGGAAGATTTGAAGACCAAGGGTTTGGTAAAATGGCAGAATTAAAAGAGGCATTTATGGTTGTGCCTGATACTATTGCTGAAGTATTTGGTGGATTTAAAAATGTAGGTAAAATTATATCTACTTCACTTGTTGGTTTCTTTAAAAATCCAATGAAGGCAATTAGCAGAGTGTTTACAGCAATTGGTAATGTATTTAAAATAGCAAGAGTTATGATTGCTTTAAAAGTATTAGCAGTTATAGCGGCGTTTCAATGGGTCGCAGAAAGAATAGGTGCTATTGCTGGTGTATTTGGTAAGATATGGGATGCAATAACAGGTTTCTTTAAAAAGATTGGCGATTGGTTTAAAAACTCCTGGTTAGGTAAAAAACTAGGACTAGGTGGTGATGATGAAGGTGAAGAAGAAGAAAAATCAGGTGGTGTACTTTCATCCGAAGGCACAGGTAAATATTCACAATTGGATGATGGCACTTATGAAGTTGCTAATGAGATACCTGAAAAAGAAGACAAACCTGGTATTATTGCTAATGTTAAAGAAAGATTTAAGAAGTCTTGGAAGTTTTGGACTGGTGATAAAGATGAAGACAAAGAAATAGAACCTGTTGTTAAACAAGAATTTGCTACAACAGATGATAAACCAGTTAAATCAATTATGAAAAGTAGAAGTGTTATTGGACAAACAACCGAAGAAACAACAACACCAAACAAATTAAAAGAATTAGAAGCAGAACAAATGGAACTATTAAATAAGAATATTATCCAAGTTAATAATGCTCACAATATAACAAGTCAAAACACATCAGGAACAACGGTCTCTGGATTTGTAGACCACGAACCTGATACATCATTTAAATATATCCGAAACAACAACAGCGATAGTAATTGGGTTTAGAGACCTAAATCTTTTTCAGTAATAATTTTAAATACAGCACCATTATCTTCAGCATATTTACTTGCTGCTGACCATTTTGCTTTATTCTTAATGAACTCAAAAGACTCACGCATATATGATCTTGTTTTTCTTTTAGGAGGTTTAGGTCTATCTAATTGACGAGAAGGTTTAATCTCAATCAACATTTTTTTATTCTTATCTGTTTTGATTATGAAGTCAGGAAAATACCTATGATATTTCTTATCAATAGGATTATAATATCTGATAGGCAATTCTTCACTTGCCCAATTTACTATGCCAGGATTGTTGTCGCAATATACCATAAACCTACGCTCTAGTAATGAACGATAAACTATGTTATTGTGATTACCGACATATTTTTTGGGGTTGATCGGTTTATATATTCCCTTAAAAGACTTGCTCATATCATATAAATAGTAATAACAATATTTAGTAAGGATATTCATATGGGTTGGACAAACAAAATAGCAAGTGTAATTAAAGGCAAAATAGGTAATGCTATTGTCGGTGCAGTAGGCAATAAGATAATGTCATCCTTTGCAGATCAAGGACAAACAAAAAAGATCGCCGCTAAATTACTCAGCAAATCACCATTAGAAATAGGTAATCAATCACCTACAGCACATATGGCAGAAAACCCATATCAATATGGTACGGTTTGTTATCCACAAGAAACATCTAATTTAGGCGATGGACATTATGTAATATTTGATGTTCTTATGCACAAAAGATCCAAGTATAAAACAAATACCTTTGATAATGGAAGATTAATACCAACAGATAATTTTGTAGGTGAACCAAGAAGGTATTTTGGTAGTTTTTTCAAAGACGGTAAAAGCGGAAGAAGACAAGGCACTTGGAATAAAAGAATTAAACAAATCAAAAGACGAGGTGTTGTTCAATCAAATAGAGTTAGAGGTGTTAACTCTGGTATGTTTAGATTCGCAGAATCAAATCACACTTATATTTCAGATAGTATTTTATTGTATATGCCACCTGAAGGTATGAAATATAATTATGGTGCTGATTATGAATCAATGGAAACAGGACTTGCAGGTGATATGGCACAAGGTCTTGCTGGTTTTGCTAATGAAACAGGATTTGCAGATAAAATAAAATCACTTGCTAAAGGTACTAGTGGTGTTGCTTTAGAACTTACTAAATCAGCAGGTTTTGCTGCCGTTGGTCTTATACCAGGTTTTGAGAACGCAAGAGGTGTGTGGGATAAGTTTAAAGGTCAGGCAAAGAACCCTAATTTAGAAACGGTATTTAAATCAGTACCATTTAGAGAATTTAGTTTCCCATTTACATTTGCACCAAAGAATGAGAAAGAGAAAGACGCAGTACACAAGATATTAAACTTATTCAGATTTCATATGTTACCTGAACATCAAAATGGTGCCAATGGTTATTTTGATGTACCATCAGAATTTCAAATAACATATATGTATAGAGATAATGAGAACGCATATTTACCTAAAGTTAGTAGATGTGTTTTGAAGACTTGCGAAATTAACTATGCACCTGAAAATGTTGTATCAACATTGGTACCAGATGAAAGAGGTGCTCCGCCAACATTAATAACAATGAACTTAAACTTTGGTGAAACAGAAATTATGACCAAAGAAACAATAGCAAAAGGATTCTAATATGTATTTTGAAAGATTCCCTAAAGGTCAGTATATTGTTCCAGGCACAAAGAACTATAAATTGGTAACAGATTTATGGAGAAGAATTAAAATTAGAGATAAGATAAAGAACGAAGCAAGTTTATATTCAGAATACTTTATATCAAATGGTGAAAAACCTGAAGACATTGCTATGAAACATTTTGGTTCTTCACAATTACATTGGATCATATTAATTGCAAACGATATAACAGATAGATTTTATGGTTGGCCGTTGACATTTCAAGCATTTGAAGAATTTGTAAATGACAAGTATGATGAACCAGAAGGCATACACCATTATGAAAGGGTGCAGACAAGTGGACCACAAGATTCAATAGATGAGTCGCACTTGATTGAATGCAATAGTACAGATGTTGGTGCCGTGTCAGTATCAAATAGACAATATGAACAAAGAGAACAAGATAGAATCAGCAGAATAAAACTATTAAATCCACAATTCGTACCAATGATAATTGAAGAATTTGAAAGATTGATGAATGAATAATTATGTACAGCGAAATAGATACAACTAAATTAACAGAAGCAGGCAGATTTCTACTAGATGATATAACCTTGGTGTCATATCAATCAGCAGATGGTTCAAATAAGAACGCCAAATCCATTTCAATTAAATCACTAGTCCAAGAGATAAACATATATGAGTCTTTAGAAGGACCAGGTTTATCTGGTAATGTAGTAGTACAAGATGGACAAGCAATTGTATCGCACTTACCATTAACAGGTTATGAAAGAATAGAATTAAAACTATACACACCAGGTTGCAGTAGAGGATATGATTGGTCAGCAATTACTGGACATCCAATGTATCTTTATAAAATAACAGGCAGAATGCCTACTACTCCAAGAACGCAATTATATATGTTGCACTTTTGCAGTAAAGAAATGCTTGATAATGAAATGACGAGAGTCAATAGAACATTGACAGGTTCAATAGATCAAATGGTTGATAATATATTCAGAACTGATTTAAAGAGTACAAAGAATTTAATATTAGAAGAATCAAAAGGCATACACAAAGTTATAATACCTAGATTAAAACCTTTCAAGGCAATATCTATGTTGTCAACTAAAGCAGAACCAATGAAGTATAACTCTAGTGGTATGCTATTGTACGAAGACAGCACAGGATTTAGATTTAGAAGTTTAGAGAATATGTTAGCAGTTGCTGATGTGGCAAGACCTGTTGCTGCCAAGTTTCAAATGAAACCTAGAAATGTAAAACAAGGCACAGGTGAAACAGATGTAATAAAAGAAATGCAGACCGTGGATGGTTATACTATCAAGGATCAATATGACACATTAAAGAACTTATCAAATGGTGTATATGCAAGTAAGATGGTCACACACGATATATTTAATAAGAACTTTAGCGAAACCACTTTTGATTACAATATCAACTTTGAGAATGTCCATCATACTGAACACGATGGAAGAGGTGGGAAGACAGATAACAAATCGCAGTTACCGATACTGAACTATAAAGATGGTCAATTAATATCAGATCACGCAGAAGGTACGGTGAACTTTGTATCAACTACAAAGAAAATACAAGATGATTATGAACTACCAGAAACAGATAGAATATTGCCACAATCAATGTCGCAGAAACTATCATTTAGATCACAGGTCATATCATTAGATTGCAAAGGATTTACAGGTATTAGTGTAGGTGATTTATGCAGTTGGGAAATGCCTAGTTATGAACCACCTGGTATGGACAATCCACTAGATATTGATCCATATATGAGTGGTCGTTATTTGGTAAGAAAGATTCATCACCGTATTATAACAAAAACAGATAAGCACACAATGAATTTAGAGATAGTCAAGGATGCCGTAAGAGTTGCATATCCAGAGGAGAGTATAGATACCTTTTCAAGTAGAGAAAACAACGAGGCACTTACCTATCTACAATACCAATTAGATGACGCACTAACGGAAGAAGCAGACGCAATGAACGAGGTTATGGCATAATATAAGAGGTGCTGAGAGTCAGAAATTTTTTTGACATAGAGGCAGGCCACCCGCCACAATATGAGAGAAACAATGAACTGAGCAAAGACAATGAGAAGAACATAAAAATGCAGATAAAACAGACAATAAGCAATAGATGTAAAGAAACAATTAAGAAATATATAGATAACTCTCTGGAGAAGTATGACAATATATACTATCAGAACAAATACAGCATATTCTTTAAGGGGCAAGCAGACATATTAACAGAACTCCAAGATAAAGTCGGTCTAGCGACCGCCTGGTTCAGTAATAAGTATAAGGTAATAGACATTAACACAATAAAGGGGCAGTTGCGTAGGATTGCTTTAAATACTAAAAAATGATGTATAGCGTAGTGATTAAAAACGGCAACATATCGGTACAATAAATGGCATTTCTCGGAAATAATTTTCAATGGTTTGTAGGGGTCGTAGAAGACAGGCACGATCCAGAGAAACTCGGCAGGTTGCGTGTTCGTTGTTTAGGTATACACACATCTAACAAGGACGCAATTGCAACCGCAGACTTGCCGTGGGCAAGCGTAGCATTACCGACAACCGCTTCAGGTATATCTGGTCTCGGCCAATCGCCTAGTTTTATTGTAGAAGGCAGTTGGGTATGGGGATATTTTAGAGATGATCTATTACAAGAGGTTGTTGTGGTTGGTACATTACCTGGCAAACCAAATGAACTTGGCGATCCTGACAGCGGATTCTATGACCCTAATAGGAGAGAGACCGAGGACACCGAAGATCCGAATTACAAAATCTCCGTTTATCCTAGAAACAAAGACGAACCAGATACCAATAGACTGGCCGTCAATGATCCGAATAAAAAACATATTTCATTAGCAATTAGGTCGCTGGTTCGTTTTACAGCAAATACAAATATACCTACAGCAGACTTTGATGAAATAGAACCGAATATAAAGGCAAGTGATACGGACAATTGGTCGCAACCTGATCCTGACCATTATCACATTACAGATAACCCCACAGGTTATAATGCCATCTATCCATACAATCACGTATTTGAATCGGAAAGCGGCCACATCAAAGAGTATGATGATTCATTTAGTTATGACGCAGACGGCAATAAGATCGGCCATTACAGAATACACGAACGGCACAATAGTGGTACTTCTTATGAGATATTACCTAATGGTGATAAAGTGGACCTCGTTACAGGTTCACATTATGGCGTAACGAATAAAGACAACAAACACTTAATACGAGGCAACTCCGATATTACAATAGATGGACGACATAAGGTATACATTAACAAGAGTGGTACCGCTGATAACAACTATGACATACAGGTAGGACCAAATGCCAATGTTAATATACAAGTAGATAATGGCAACCTTAATGTG